GCGATGCAATGCTTGCCAAGGCGAACCCCCGGGTGCCGAGGGTTGCCAGCTTTTATTGCTTCAACAAGACGGAGACTATAACCTCTTAGACTCATGCTTCTTCGTCAGTGGACCATCCGCTCATCACGGCTTTTAAGTCTCGTTTAGCAGTCGGCTCAGCCTTTTTCTCTTCACGCTTCTTAGGCTCAAAGATCGATTCCGCTTCAACTTTGGCTACCTCTGCCTTTGCTGTTGGCGCAGCTAGCTTAGGTTTAATACCGTCTGCTTGTGCAATTGTCATAGTAACTGCGCTCTTAGCAGCTTGAGTTTCACCAAGTTTCTTGGCTTGCTCCCATTCATGGCGCTCTAAGAATCGCACCGGTTTGAAGAACAACTTACCAACTGTTGAGTCTTCATCAAAGCGCATCTCAGTAACCAAGCTATTTAAGTTGTAGCCTTGTGAGCCAACGTATTTAGCGTATTGGTTAAATGGCATGTGCTCTAAATCACCGGGGTCTTTCATGTCATAGAAAATAGACTTGGATTGCAATGTCATTTGATAAACATCGCCATCTAAATCAGACGCCAAAGCTACTGCAATACGGCGGTTCTTACGACATGCTTTGGTATTGCCCTGACCTGACCCATTAATATCTTGTGGGCAGTTAGCGCATGCTGCTGATTGTGGTGACTTAATAGACGCATCAGGCTTATCACCGTCATTAGACCAGCAATCAGGTGGTGCAGCATCAGCTTTTGGATCCCATGCTTTAGCATAGAAAGTTCTTGATACGTGCTTAGAGGCGTTAACAATAACAACTTCTAACTTGCTGGTGTTGGTCTTAGATACTTCTGTACCATCCACTTTAAGCACAAACTTATTATTGCCAAGCGCAATGCGTTTAATTTGTGAGCCACCGCCACCTGATAGGGCTTTGGTTACATCATCAAGTTCGACTTCCTTAAGATAGTCGGGTAGTTGATTATTAAATAAGGCGACGTTACTCATTTGCTTTTCCCTTTTAAAAAATTAAAAATAATTTCTGCGTCTGCAATAATTATGTCTATATCAATCGAGTTTTGATTTACTTTTATAGATAGTTCTATAGCAGCTTGTCTTAGGTGCGTATCTATTTCAGCGACGTTACTCATTTGCTTCTCCTAACAGTTATAGCGTATGTGCGATCCACATTTAAACCGGCGGGATGCAAGTCCGGATTCTCTTCCAAAAACTGCTTCATATTGGTCTGATGAATTCTTTTCTCAAGCAAATCGGGAGCTTCATGCTCATGTAAGAACTTATAGAAGTTCTCCCAATCGTTTGTCCAAAATCTGCTCTTAACCGACCGCATAGCAAGACCATGTTTAGTCTTAATGCTATCGGCATTGGTTGATTTGCAGACTTCTAGTATTTCTTGTTCTATCAGAGATAGCTGTTCATTGAGATCAGCTTCTTTCTCTTCTAGTTCACGACGTAATTGGTCACGGGCGTCACGTATTTTAATATAGACTTTGACCAGTTTGTCCATATCGGCGACGGGTTGTACTACCGCTTCGGCATCATTCATTTTAGTTTCCTTGTTAATATCGGGTCTGAGCCCGTTAATTAATACTACATCTACTACTTTACTATGTCAACTCTTTATTGTCAACTTCTTGTCGGTACAAATCAATTATTTTTGTATGTACATCGAGTTTATTCTGCAACATATGGTACAACTTAGTCTCTACGGGACTACCCTTAATATGCACAATAGTCATCTTATTCTTTTGCCCCTGCCTATCAATACGTGCATTTGCCTGTAAATAAGTCTCTATAGATGTTACTGGTGCATACCAAATGATAGTATCTGCAGCAGTTAGTGTGACTCCGTGTGCAGCAGCCTGTGGTTGTATGAGAAGTACTTTAGGATCGACTTGCTCTTGAAACCTTTTAAATATCTCGGTTCGTTTGTTTACGGGAACCTGTCCATTGATAACCTCGCAGGTAATACCCGCCCCTCTCAAATGTGCCTTGAGTAGTTCTATTGTATGCGTGAACGGAATAAAGACAAGAACCTTGTGGCTAGCTTCTTCAATTACTTCTTCAATAACACGTAGACGATTACTAACATCGAACTCAACGACAGCACCGGTATCAGAATAGACAGCCCCTCCACTAATTTGTAGGAGTTTATTGATCTTAACCGCAGCATTAACGGCGCTAACTTCTTCGCCATCCGCTGCCATAAGGTACTCGTCTCTGAGCGTTTTGTAATATTTCGTCTGTTGCGCAGTAAGGGGGGCGTCCCGAAAAACATGTGTAACCTCCGGTAGGTCTAAGCAATCTTCTTTCTTAAATCGGATTGCGGGTTGTAGTGCATCAAATACAGTTGTGCTTGCATCAGGTTTTGGTAGCCATTTAAACTTGGTAATTTGTACCATGGTCTGGTCACGGAAGGCACTAAAGAACCTAGGCACATTGTCAGGTACAAGCATCTTTGCTAGACCAAACGCATCAGTAGGAGTCTGTGCTGCTGGCGTACCAGTCATCATCCATATCCATGTGCGTGGGGTTATGATATGGTTAAGCGTCTTCCAGCGTTTAGTAGTAATAGTCTTATAAGCATTTGCTTCATCAATAATTACTAAGTCAAAGTTTTGTTTTGCAATGGTGTCGGCTACGATGTCTACGCCGTCATAGTTGATGATTATAAACTGAGCGTCACTTTCAATTACTGCTTTTCTTTTATCTCTGTCGCCATAAGCAACGCCAACCTTGCGGTGCATAGCAAACTTAAACAGATCTGCCTGCCATGCAGATTGCATAATAGACAGGGGGCAAATAATTAATACTTTGTAGACTTTCTTTTGTTCCATCAAGTAATCTGCAGCCCATATAGCCGAGGCTGTTTTGCCTGTACCCTGTTCGTTAAAACAGAATGCACGTTTGTTAAGGGTTAAAAAGTTAGCCGTTTCTTTTTGGTGATCCATGGGTTTGTAAAGCCCAGGCCACTTGTAATCTCTTTGGATAGGGGATGGTACGTTTTTAATCTTAAGCTTTGATAGGGCTTGTGCTTCGTCTAAACCCCACCGAACAGCAACCTTATGTAGGTCGCCGTTGGTCTCAATAACTTCGCTTTTGGGAATGCATTCAGTTACAAGATTGGGGCGTCTTGTAGTAACTACTATTGCTTTGTTATTTACTATTTCCATTTTTGGGTTTGTTCTTTTTTACTGAGTGATCTGAGTTTCGGCTAAACGATCTATTGCTCTCCGCATCTTTGACCGCAAGATTACTACGTACCGTTTTTCCGCCTTTTGATAGAGGAGTTTTGTGATCAACATCTTTTCCATCGCCTTTGTGGACAAGCCCAGCCTGCTCCATAATTCGACGAGCTTTATTACGTTGCGCCCGTTTCTTCTTGACCGCCGGCGTACCATCATACTGTTCATATTCCTTCTTGTAAGGGCGGGGTTTGTTCACATAAGGCATATCGTTGCTCCTCTTTACGGTAAAAATACACGGCGCCATCGCCTAATACTATGTATTTTGGCATGTTTTTAGGGTCTGTTCCAGTCAATAATCGCAGGGTTTCTTGGATGTTGTCATCTACATCTACCCAGCCAGCAAAAGGAATTGGCTCGCTCATTTTGTTTCCTTATATTTAGGGTGTTGTGCTAAGTTGTTCTGCCCTAGCTGTTGTATCTCGTAGCCGTGACCCTTTAAGTATTCAAGCAATGCTTTGCGCTTGGGCTCAAACCATGGCTTCCACGTCCATGCTTCAAAGATAATTGGTGGGTAGTTGTTTGCCTTGATGGTTTTGATACCACCCTTAATTACTTCTAGTTCGTGACCTTCTACGTCAATTTTAATTAAGCGTACGTTTTTGTGTGCACCTGAGTCCAAGGTAAATACTACTAATGGTTCTTTGACACCCTCGGTTTTACACTCGTAGTCATTCTTACGAACTTCTTTGTCCATGCTAAACGCACCAATGTTGCCTTCATTAGCGTAGTCAGGCATGGTAAGTACCATCCGTTCTTCTTTATCCGATAGTCCAAAGTTATGGCAATGAACATTATCTAGCCCGTTAATAAACGTATTGGCACATAATTGGTAATGTATTATCCGTTGTGGCTCAAAGGCATGATATGTATGCTTTGATGCTTTTTTAGCAAGGGGTATACAAAACGTGCCTAGGTTTGCACCAATGTCTAGCACCACTCCTTCAGGTGCATCCATTAATAACTTAAGGCTTAGTTGATGTATGTCGTTTTCGTACAGTTCTTGTTTTAAATGGGTTGATATTAAGTCTTGCCCTTTGAACACAAGGAACTGTGTGCCGTCTACTTTTACTAGTTCACAATTAGGTAACATTTATTTTTCCTTTAGTCAAATCCAATAGATAAACCAACCCTTGGTGATTTTGGGTAGGGGGTGTGATAAATTTGTTTTGGTATGTAAAGCATGTCTCCAGGAGACAACGTAACTTGTTTTACTTCATCATCTTCTATTGCCCAACCTGTTTGCCCCAAAGCCTGAATAAAAAATACATCTGAGGTATCTTTGTGTCTACCAAAAGTTTGGCTTTTAGAAAATAAACTAATGTAAATATGTGCTGAACACGGTGCAGTTGGGTCTAATTTTTGTATCTCTTGTTTAATTTTTAACACTGAAGGTATTCGTTCCCCTCTGTGGGTAACAAAACCAAGATAGCCTAGCGCTTTTGTTTCAAAACCCTCAAACACGTTATGTTCTAAATCCTCAAGTATTTCTGACCATGTAGGTAAATCTCCCCATAGACCAAAAAATACTTGTGGCTTACCCCGATCAGTTATGTTAAACATTTTTACTCCCTATGTTTTTATATCAGTATTAAAAGCAATAATAGTTTTTGTCTTTTTGCTTTTATTTGATTTTGAACAATGCAAAAGCATACTTGGCGACGAAACAATTTGCCCTTCTTTTACGTCCATTTCAAACTCTTTACCTAAAAAGTTAAACGTAGTTTTAGAACCTTCTTCAGGTAATTCAACATAGTAAACACTTGAGTACATGCAATTATCATGCAGGTGCCAGTTGTGATAATCTCCAAAAGCATATTGTTGGAACCAAAAATTTTTTACCACTGCGGTTGTTTCAAAAGTGTAAAGACTACATATTTTTTTATTTTGGTCTTCAAACAATGGTTGTACTATTGGAAAATATGGACGTACGTAGTTTGGATTTAGCTCCCAATCGGTGTTACATAAGCTAATGGTTCTAGTTATTGAGCTATGTATACCCATTTCTTTAATCCCATCAAGTATTTTTTGCTTTAAATTTTGATGATCTGGTACATCAGATATAACAAAAGCATCCCTTATGTCCATGTTATCCCCTTGGTAGTTGACCGCTAAAGTTGTAAGTCCCGCTATGGGTTAGATTCGCCCAAGGTGCGGCATATACTTTGAAGCCAGCTTTGCGAGCAATCTTACAGAAGTGGTAGTCTTCTGAAAGCAATCGGTTAGACTCTTCATCAATGCTGGTATCAAAGAACTCGTGAATAATCTTCTTAACTGGGTTCTTATCTACAATCAAGATCATGTCGTTGGTATAAGTCGGCACTAATGGTTTTAAAGTATCAAAAACATTACGCTTAATCAGCATGAATCCTGTACCGCCGTTATCAATCTCCATGGGTTCGTTGATGTTGCCTACTGTTTCGTGTACACCGCCTACTAAGTTAACCACAAACGATCCTGTGTAATTACCCAAGTCTTTGTAGTCCACACCTTGCTTGACCGCATCGTGTACTAACTTCCAGTTAATTTCTTTCTTTGGGTACAATCCACAGATAATATCTTTGTCGGCTTTGACCATACGCACAATGTCAGCAGGTTTAAAGCTAATGTCTGCATCAATAAACATCAGATGTGTTGCGTCTGACTGCATGAAATCATATGCCATGCCATTACGAGCACGAGTAATCAAAGACTCATTCATCATGTACGAGTAATACATTTGGATTTGATGGGGCATAAACGTTTGCACACACTCTAAGATACCCATGGTGTAACCGCCTGTGCATAGCCCACCATACATTGGTGTAGCTACAAATAATTTAGCGGGCTTCTTTGGTTCTATTGCTTCTACATTTTCTAACATTCACTACTCCTTTTTAATCTCTTCAAAGTTATAAAACCATTCATCTTTAGCACTCCACTTAGCGTGGTTCTCAACGCTATATACCTCAGTAGGTATACGAAAATCAGGGGTCTTTAAAACAGCAGGTACGAGCGATACATCGTACCAAAGGCATCGGTTATTGGGTTGGCAGGCAAACTGCCCGTTATCTAACTTAATAAAGTTGTAAGACTTATGTTCCTCAACACCCTCGCTAAAACTAGTATCTAGTCTGTTGGATTCGGGCGAGGCAAAGTCAATGGTGAACAGGTAATTGCCAAAATGAAACTGCTTGTCCTTGCCAAAGAACTTAACCTTGAGTCCTCTTAAATTAGATTTCTCAATCACCGCCATGTCATACGATAGGCAGTCCCATATTTGTAGATGGTCTAACGGCAACGGCTCGGCTACTTCTTTCCACACATACGCATGGATTGGTAGC